AAGCAAATCAGCGATTCGGGTATTATACCTAAGAAGTGTAACGTTATATCTCTTGATGCTAATGGCGCAAGCAGAATGAAGCGGAGGTAACACCCGTCTAAGAAACGCTTTAATGTTTCTTTTGGCGGCTGTTAGATAAAGTTTAACAACCATTTTACCCGACAGGGGAAATTGGTTAAGGAACATTAATACATTTGAATTATGAAACTACACAAAGACATATTATACTCCGTAGGAGATGAAATTGAGATAGATAACATTAAATACACCATAGAACTCGCAGGATGGGGTAAAATACGACTACATAAGAAATGCTGTGTTGATATGTCCGCTGTCAAAGAAGTAGATGACGTAACAGCTATACGGGGCTTAGATATAATAATAGCACTTAATGAAGAAGGTGCTACTGAAGAGGTAGAGGAAATTAAAAATAACTTAGAATGTCATTTTAATGAAATTGAGTGTAAATTTAAATCTGAAGAATCTAAACTTAATGACAAAATCCGCATATTAGAAGCGCAGAATAAAGATTTAAAGAATGAACTAGAGGATGGTAAGTCTTGGTGGATATGGTAGCGATACGATAAGATACGATAATAATACGAAAAATAGTTTAAGAAATGAAAACAACAGAAAGCTCGGTTAACTACTGGGCTTTTTTGTTTCGCCCCCTTAAGGCTCTTTGCACCGTACTTAAGCTAACATCCAACTCATTCGCCAACTCCTGCTTAGAATATTCTGGAAATAATTTATTTAACTCCAAAATCTTATTAACCATAGCCTTCCTTAAACTCTTCTTAATTAACCTAGCTTTCCTATTCTTAGATGTCCTTAGCCTAATAGCACGGCATTCTCGCTGCTTCAACTCCTTCAACCACATAGCTAACCAAAAATGTAAATAAGAAGACGGCTTTCTATAATCATCAAACACCCATATACTATGAACCTCCCAACTGCCACCCAACTTGTGATACCACCTGTAATTAGAGTCCCTATCCCTTACAATCTTATGATTCTCTATCCTACATAAAGAAGCTAAATCATCATCAGACCAACTCGTACTTAAATTAACATCTTCCATATTCAAAAACAAATATACCTAAACCATAAGGCTATAAAAAACAAAATAACACTCCTTAACATCTATCAATGATATAATTAATTACTTTAGCTGTATGAAAAATAAAAAGTAAAATAAATAGATATGAAAAACGATAAAGAATTATTTGAAGACAAAGTAAAAGCATATTGGAAGAACTCACCTAAATCAATAAGAGATGTTCACCATAGCCTAAATTTCTGTTATGCTAAGGGTATGATAGAAATGTTTACTGAATGTAATCCAAATGTAAAAGGAGCTAAGTATAGAGATTATATTCTCCTTATGTGTGAAGAAGAACTAGATGATTACCACTTTGATTTTATAAATAACGATTACTATGAAGATGAATCAGAGGTAGAGGAATTAACTGAAGTTGACGAAACAAAGTTCGCTGAATTTGAATATTATGATAACCACGATGGATTTTACATAAAGCCAAGCGTGAACTTAGCAGACTTTTTAGCCGTCTATGTGCCAACAATAAAAGGAGATATGATGACGTACCACCTTAACGCTAAGCTTACATCTTCTGAAAACGGTGGAACTAGATTCTGGTGGTGTAAAACGCAATCAGATAAAAATGATAATACTTTATAAATAATTTTTGCCGTAACACAAAGAAAAAGATATGACGGATAACCAAATACACGAACTAGCTTTATATTGGGCAACAGATTTGTATGGTGTTAATGACATAGCATACTACAGAAGATATACAGATTTAAAATTAATGCAATTAAAAATAAATAATGTTTGATGGCTGCAAACAGCAAGGAGGCTCGGATTTTTATTCGGGCTTTTTTGTTTTATTACCGTGACCACCAATACCATTCTCTTTCTTGTATTTTGAAATCTTAATCGCTATGTTAGATTGGGATGTTCCTAACTTCTCTGCTATTTTCCATTGTGGCATTGTCTTATTCATTTCGTACAATTCTTTATAGTCGTATTTTCTGTTTCTTTTATCTAAGCCGTTAAGCCTAGCGCCAAATCTTTTTATAGCTGTTTCAACAGCCCCGTCACCACAATTATAATACTCAGTTAGCATTTTTAGCGTGTACCTCTTTTCTACTAAGCTTAAAAACTCATCTTTATCTGCTATACCATAGGGCTTAACATAAATATCTTCACTTCTAAGCTCACCATACTTAATAATAATCCTTTTAACAGCACCAACACTAATCTGATACTTATCAGAAATAAACTCTATGCTATTACCAGATTCGTAGGACTTAGAAAAAACCTTACCCCTACAATCTTTGTAGTTGATATTTCGAGTTATCCGTACAATAGTAGGAGGAGATACATTAAACATATCAGCTATTTCCGTATTACTAACCAACTCTTCAGAATAAAGCCTTTTAATTTCCCGCTGCTCATCATAGGAGAAATTAGTAAACTTATCCTTAATAACCCTATTACTCCTACCATCAAATACGCCTAGTTCAACCAACAGTGATTTAATAACAGCGCTTGATACATTATACTGATTAGCTATATAAGTTATAGGGTAAGACTCATACATATCAACTATATTCTTCTTGTCAGAATCACTAAACGAATACTTAGTCCCAGATAAGTAACCAGCATCTTTCTGCCTTTTTCTATTTTCCTCTGGAGTAACCCACTCTAAGTTACTAGAGGCATTATTAAGCCTATTAAAGTCCTTATGGTCAACTTCGTGTCTATCGCTAGGAGGTAGCCCATTAAAAGCTAGACAAACAAGTCTATGTACATACTGAGAGTGCCTGCCCTTTTCATTATGCCTAACTCCAACGGATAAGTACTTACCACCCTTTAATTGAGGCTTTAGTACATTACCTCTCTTCTTATTATAAACATTTCCTAATTCATCTACTTGGTACTTATCGTACATTGGTATATTCTTTTTCATATATTATATTTTTGTAGGTACAAATATAAGAAAAATAATTTAAATTTTGTGTGTATAGAGGGGTGTGGTATAATAAATAGTTCAATGCCCGCCTCAAACCAACTAAAAAACGGCTCAATATTACCCGAGTGGGTCAATATTTCAACTTCAAAAACCTAACCAACACTACTACATTGTTGACGTATCAATTAATACATTTGTATATATTATTTATTCACCTTGTATCCCTTGCTATTACTGCGTTTAACATTTATTAACAAGGGTATGTATCTATTTATCTTTAAAGTTAAACATATATTTGCGCTATTATTAATTTAAAAACAAAAACAATATGAAGGTAAAAATAGAAGCTAAAGAATGGTGCGACAGAGTTAACGGCAATAGTTACTTTGCAGGAACCATCAAAGTAAATGATAAAGTGTATTTGATGCCATTTCAATATGGATATGACACGCAATACGAACAAGCAGCAAAGAAATTGCTGACTGAATTTAACGTTATATCTTGCGAATACGGACAAAGTTTAAGGAGATATTGTTTAGAAAATGATATTGAGTATGACGCAGTCATTAAAACTAAATGCAAGAAAAAAGAATTAAAAGAAATAGAGAATAGCTACAATTTAAACTTAATTTAGAACTAATTAAATACTAAACAAGATGACAAATTCACACGGCAATCCGTTAACCTTTGGTTTCAGGTCAAATACAAAGGTATTGAAGTACAAAAGCAAACGAGCTACAAACAAGATGGTAGATGCTTATAATGAAGCTAAAATAGACGCATACAAGGCGTTTTGGGATATCTTTAATGCTGACCTATACAAAGAAGTAATTACAGCAAAATTAAACGGTTTAAACAGATAGGATATGATACAAGTAAAAGAAATTGAAAAATTGAAAGATGCATTTATTGGTGCATTTGAGGGCGGCTCAACATATTGGGCAAACGTAAAAGATAAGACCCCTAAAAAAGTAGATGTTGCGTATGGCGAATGTACATCGGTGCGTTGGTTTCACCATATTTTAGAAGGCGGGTCAATGGACATATATGACGCTGAATGTGAAAGCGAGCTACTAGGAACTGTTACTTTTGAGGGTCTTAAAGCAGCGCCAAAGAAATTAGAGAACGAAGTAGAGCGTATGTATTTAGACTATAAGTACCAAAGAGGTGACTGTTATACAGACGATGCTATACTTCAATTATCTATATTTGATAGGTTGATATTCGGTTAATTTCGCGCCATACACAAAGGACAAAACAGTAAAATATAATTAAAAATAGATAGAGTTATGAATGAATACACACAAACAGCAGCATCAATGATGCGAGAAGCAGCAAAGAACAACTGCAAAGAAATTTGCAAACTATTAGGACAAGATGAGTCTCTATATATGGAGAAGTTTAAACGCTTTGTAAGAGATATTAAAAACCCTGAATACTTAGCTCCCATGGAAATGTATAGAAGAGTATATAATAGCTCAGTGCAAAAGCTAAGTTCATTAAAAGAACGTGTTCAGGCACAATGAACATTGAAATAAAGTGAACGAAAGCGATTAATTTCGCGCCATACACAAAGTAAAAGACAGCCCTGTTATTAATTTAACGGGGCTTTTTTATGCGCTAAACTTTCTCTTGATACATTCTAACCGGATACAAATTTAAACCCGTTAAAATATCTCTTATTCACTATCTTATTTGACACGATGACTTTTTTAAGGGGCTAAAATAGTCATGCATAATTTTAAAAAAACCGTCAAACCTATGCTGTCATTGGTCTGTAGAAGGTTTTGAGTTTTGACTTTTGTTACGACCTTATATAGGTAGTAAAAGTTTTTTTTGTTTTGTACCTATTGTGTATGTGAAAATATACTATATAACCCCAAACCCAATAAACAATAACCAACCAACCAAAAACCAATTTAAACCCCCTTTATTAATACTTTATTTGATATTGGTATAATTGCATTGTGTTAACCTTAAACAACCTTAAAACAGCTTTAAATAGCCTTAAAACCTTTGTTTACTTGTATTTTATTAAAACTTGAATAGTTTAAATTTAGTTTATTTTATAAACCAACTGAATAACAGCAAGTTAGGTATTTATATGTTAACGAATGTTAAAAAATATTGTGTATTGAAATATTCGTTGTAGTATTGCTTTCGTAAACAAATAAAAACTATAAAGTCATGACACAAAAAAAATTAAAAGAAGGCATTCAATTTGAGTTTTCAAACGAAAATTGGTGCGAACAAAATTTATCGGATGATTTAAGATGTGGAACAATTGAATTTAACGCTAGATTCAATTGGTTTTCAATTTTTTTCAATGGGACTTGCGTACATACATCAAAGACTTTCAAGTCTGCTGAAAATAGATTGATTAAACTGATGGATAAATGGAATTGCGAATTTAACAAAAATTAACAATTAAAATTTGGTAGGTTAGCAAGTATGTACAATATTTGCTTTTGTAAACAATTAAACAAAACAAAATGAAAAAGTATAAACAAAATTTAAGAGTAGAAAACAAAAAAGTGTTTATTTACAATACGCACGTTGCAACAATTGAGAATGATAATTTAATGCAGTTGGGCTATTGGTCTATGACTACTCAGGAGCATCTTAACTATGTGGCAAACGAATTTAATTTAAATTTAGTTAAGCCTAGTTAAACACTTTATAGCCTTATTAGGCGCAAAATATTAAAAACTATAATAATGAAAACACTAGTTGACGAAATGACGGGGCGAAAAGATTTTCCAATATTCAATGGAAGTGATGAAAATATTTGTAAATGGGTTAATTCAAACATTGATTCAATGGAAGGCTTAAATGAACCTCATTCATGTACTGCTGAGTTAATAGACGGTACTATATGCATAATCGGAGATGAAGATTTAAGAGAACTAAGAATTGTAAGAGTAGAAACTATTGATGTTAATTAACAATTTTTAACACTAACATACAAAACAAATAAAGTACATTTGAATAATTAAACAAAATAAAAGATTATGAAAACTTATATTCAAAAAAAGATTGAGAAATTAATGCAAACGTCAACAGGCAAAGCGATGTGCGACAGCGGCGGCGAAGATGGTAGGCATTGGCAAAGGAATCAAAACAGAAAGCTAAACTTTAATGAGGATATAAAGTTAGATGAGTACGGGGCTACTATTCCTATCCACGTTTATATGGATACGATGTTTGAATGTGATGAAGTTACTGCTATCTTTAACCGTAAATTAAGCAAAGATTATTTCTGGGTTCAAGATGCGTTTGATGTGCTTTCTGAGGCGTTTGAATTAGATACTGATGGATATTTATGTTCAAGTGAGGCTAACAACACTTACAACAGCGAAAACGACCTTTCGCAAAACTTTCAGTACCAATTAATAGGCTTTAACGGTGATGTATATTGCTTATTTCAATTGCATCAAGGCGCTGATATTAGAGGCGGATATACAAGCACGCAAGTATTCAAAGTTAACGACCCTGACTACTTTTTTATAGGTTGGTCGGTTGACTTTTACGATAATAGTAACGATGAGCAATTTGAATGTTTTTATTCAATTGGTGATGATGAAAGGTACGAACTGAACGAATCAAAACAATGCTTTATAAATAAAGAAACAAGTGAAGAGGTTTATCCTTATTCATCCGCAACGGGTTATTAACATAATTTAACTTTTTAATATATAAACAATTACATACATTTGAATTATTAATTTTAAAACAAAACAAAATGAAAACAATTAAAGAATTTTTAGGAACGCTTACAACAGAATTAGACCTTCAATATAATTATCAAGATGATATGACCTTTGGAGAATTTGAAGAGGCTATTGATACCTATATTAGAGAATCAAGCGATGTTATTTACTACTCTAAAGCGATGGAGTTTTTACAGGAACATGACCCTAGTTTGAGAGAAAGTTTAGGGCTTGCATCGGATTTAGGATATGACCCTAGCGACTTAAATAGCGAAATTTTAGCCACGCTATTAAACCAACAGAAACTATTTGAAGAGTGGAGCGAATTATCCAGCGAAATAGAAGAGTATTTTGATGAATATGAAAAATACCTTGAATTAGAAAGGGAGAAGGAAGAAATTTAATAACTTTTGTTTTGTTTATACCCGTCTAACATTGGGATGTTCTGTCCCTTTGTTTTAGGCGGGGAATTAACAAGGCAAGTAAATAATTAAAACAAAACAAGATGAGAACAGAAACAATAACAAACAGAATATTTACATTCGATGAGTTATCGGATGAGGCAAAGGAAAACGCTAGGGATTGGTGGAGAGGATTAGGTTTTGATGATGTGTGGTTTGAAGAAAGACAGTCATCATATTCTAAAGCTAAGGAACTTTACGATGAGCTTGAGGCTATAGATGGAATCATTAGTGGGCATAGACTATACACTTGGATACAAAATAATTTAAGCTATAATTGGGTTGAACAATGCGTATTTAGTAAGCATAATGACGGTAGCTTTAAGTCAGATTGGTTTAGCTATAAGTACAATTGTATTAAAAGCAGAACATCCCGCATAAAGCAAGTTAATAACATAGAAGGATGTCCTTTGACTGGCGTGTGTTATGATTGCGATTTTATGAAGCCAATTATTGATTTTATGAAAAACCCTAGTAACTTAGTATCTAATTTAGACTTAACACTACCTAGCTATGAAAGGGTTGCCCAAAATGATTTTGATTGGATGAATAGCGATGAGTATATTGATGATACAATTGAGGCAAATGAATATGAGTTTTTAGAAGATGGTACAAGCTATTAATAAGGTAAGGAATTTAAAAATATTTAAAATGAAAAACAGTCAATGCGAAATACAAGAACTAAAAAACGGTGATTGGTTTATGCTGAATAACGGAGAAGAAATAAGAAATAAATATCAATTCTTAGGGGAAGTAATGCCAAAGGTTTATGGAGCCACTTGCCCTGATGATAATAGAGAATTTTACTTTGGTACTAAGGTTGAAAAAATAGAAGGTTTTGGCTTGTACCTAATGCAAAGTGGTAGAGATTGGGATTAATAGAAAACAAAAACACAGAGAAAATGAAAGCAAGAATTACTAAACACGGTCAACACTTAAACGGTTGGTATATATACCTAGAAAATTGTGATGATTGGTTAAATGATAATCCTAACTTCGAAAAAGAATTTAGTGTGTATTTGAGCGATGGAATTATTTACATAGAGAAACCATTTTTAAATTTCTCAGGAACATTAAGGAAACTATCAAAAAAAGGAAGGTTTTATTTAACATCAGACGAACTAGAAGAAGGAATTTACACAATAATAGAAATTAACAGCGAAACACTAGAAATAGATTTATGAAAACATTTAACAGACTTATAGCGGATTTTATGGGAGTAAATGTCATTACTATTGATGATGTTAGAGAAAACAAAAATCCTTATATCTCATCAGCAGATGGACACCTTGAAAGTGATTTAAAATACCATAGTTCATGGGATTGGCTGATGCCCGTAGTGGAGAAGATAGAGAGACAGTACAAAACCAATTTTATAATCAAATGTATTTGGAATGAGTTTAACGAATGCTCTTATTATCAAGTCATTGTAACTATAGAACAAGGTGAGATGAGTAAAGATAGGTCATGTATCTACGACTCTAAAAAAATATATGACTATATAGGAGATACAAGTAAGTGCAAGAAGGAAGCTACTTACGAAGCAGTAGTAGAATTTATTAAAAACTTAAATTAAATTAAAATGAAAAATTATTACAATACCACTAACGAGAGTGGTCAGCAGTTAAAAACTTTTGAAACGAAAGCAAAAACTCAAAACGAAATAAAAGGTATATACTATAATGAAATAAGTGGAAACGTTTATTTTGTTAATAAAGTTGAAACAGATAGGGTTAGAGTTAGTACAGTATTAACAAATTCTATTGGTGGTATGGTTAAGATTTTAAACGATAGTTGTTCGATACCATTAGACGTTTTTAAAGAGTTTAAGTTTAGTGGTAATTACACAAGAAACGATATAAATATTTTATAAGATGGGAACAATAAAGTTAGAAAGCCACAATGTGAATGTTTGCTAACTAGGCACTAAACGCAATTAAATTATAAAACGATTAAAAAGCTAAAAAAAGAATTATGAAAACAACAGATATATTATTAGCAGTATTTAAAGCAATAGCAATTACATTTTACATTTGCTCAATGGTTTTATTTTTAATATACTTAGCATTATGAATGATTTAAACAAGGCAGATATTATTTCGCAAGGAGAGATAGTGAAGAAGGAACTAGAACAACAAGGAGCAAAAGAATTAACAGCTCACAGCGATTTAGGAGTGGCTTTAACGGCTAAACAAATGGATTTAATATGTGAGTATAAAGAAGTAATTAAAACGCTTAAACAATTAAAAAAAGAGATATGATATACAAATTTATATATTGGTTAATGCTTGCTTCATTAGGAGCATTAGCTTGGGGAGTTATTATAGGGTTTATTTATACCGTCCTTTGTGGGATGGCGGAATTTATAGGATTAATTTAAATACCTATATTTGCAACCTAAGAGCGTGAGACCTCAACTTAAAACATTTAGATAATTCCTTGCCGAGAACCCTTCGGTCTCACGCCTTCTTGGTGGGGGATTATCGACTTTATTATAATTATTATGGAGCATTGGAAGAACTTATCGTTAGAAGATTTAGAAGGGGAGGTGTGGGAGGATATAAATGGGTTTGAGTGTAGGTATATAGTATCTAATCTTGGTAGAATTAAGAGTATAGATAGCAATAGAATATTAAGACAATCAACAAACAGAAATAATGGTTACTTAAAAACTTCAGTACCATTAGAGCCAAAAAAAAGAAAACTCAAAACATTAAGAACCCATAGAATAGTTGCTGAATCGTTTATCCCTAACCCGCATAAAAAAGAAACAGTAAATCACATAGACGGAAATAAACTGAATAACACTAAGTCTAATTTAGAATGGGCTACATATAAAGAGCAGTCTGAACACGCATATAGGCTGGGACTTATCAAGCCACCGAGAATGTATGGTGAGGATAATTCTCAATGTAAGCTAAATAAAACTGAGGTTAGGATAATACGAAGATTAAAGGGAAAATTAAGTCAAGTTGAAATAGGTAAATTATTTAACGTGAGTGGCGGTGTAATAGGTCGTATTCACAGAAACGAAATATGGGTTAATATATGATAACAATATTTAAAGACGGAATAGATATAGCGAATCCTCACTACATAACAGTAGACCACGCATTATCAAGGATAGCTAATGGAGCGAGTAAGGATGCTGTGCTAAAGATTAGAGAGGTAAAGAAATCTGGAGGCAGTACATCTAGCTTGAAATTAAAATTACCATCAGTTATATTTAGCGGTAAATGCACTAAAGAAATAGAGAAGGTATATAAAACTGGCAAGAATAAAGGAAAGAAGTATAAATCAAAGAGGGATGATGAGTCGGTAACGGAACATAGCTCTTATTTTGTTTTGGATTTTGACCATGTAGACGTTGAATCCAAAAAGCAACAGCTAAAAAACGATGAGTATATATACGCTTGTTGGACTTCACCCTCTGGGGATGGGATTAAAGCCTTAGTTAAATGCCCACCTAGTATAGAGAAGCATACTAAATATTATGAGTCATTTGTATCTAGGTATCCTGAATTAGATACTACATCTAAAAATATAGCTAGGTTATGTTACGAATCTTACGACCCTGAAATATTCATCAGAGCAGTAAGTAAAGAATGGTCTAAGCAATTAAGTCCCGAAGCCACAGTTAGGGTTACTCAAACGAGGACAGAGCAGCATAACAATAGAATTATGGATGTTGCTGCTGGAATGATTAGAAGCGCAGTAGATGGCACGAAGCACGATACCCTTATTAAAGCCGCTAAACTATGTGGTGGCTACATAGCGGTAGGTAGGTTGGATGAAATGCAAGCGAAGCAGACTTTATTAGATGAGATTTCCGCTAGAGATATAGACGATGTAAACGGAGCAGAAAAAGCAATAGATGATGGCATCGAATACGGAAAAAGAAGACCTATACAAGAGGCTAAGAAATTAGAGAAAGCTCAGACATTTATAAAAAGAAAGGATGGTAACTATGATTTCTTAGCAGATGAAAAGGAAATGGATTGGTATGAAGAATCGTTTTTAAATGGAACGTTACCAATGGGCTTACCAACTGGATTAAACCAACTAGATAAATATTGGATGTTCAAACATAACACTCTTGTATGGTTTATGGGGTTAGATAATACTGGTAAATCCTTTATAATGTGGTATTTAGCTGTCTTACAAGCAATGCTGAATGGTAAGAAGTTCCTATTGTACTCAGCGGAAAATGGAGATGGAGAAGTCCGTAAAAAATTAAAGGAGATGTATATTGGTGAGCGATTAGATAACTCTACCGAAGAGCAGATAGCAAAAGCCTCAGAGTTCACTAAAAATCATTTTAAGATAATGACTTCTAAAAAAATGCACACCGTTGAAGAGTTCTTAATGAGAGCAGAAATTGTATTTGATGAGGGATGGGAATTTGATTGTGTAATTGGCGACCCTTTTAATGGTTTCGATGTTCCGCTAGAGTTATCTGGTCACATACATAACGTAAAGGCTTTAAATATGCTAAGGGTATTTAAAGAGAATTATTCTAGTATATGGATGACAGACCACGCAGGTAGTTTTGCGGCAAGAGATATGGATAATGACGGGTATGTTAGAGTGCCTTGGAAATCCTCAGTTGACGGAGGTCAAATTAAGGCAAATAAGACTGATGACTTTATTGTAGTTCATAGACTAACTAACCACCCTACTGATTGGATGATAACAGAAGTTCATGTTCAGAAAATAAAATCTACTGAAACTGGAGGGGGTATGACTGCGAAGGGAAACCCATTTAGAATGGTTATGAATATGAATAAATGCGGTTATCATCAAATGGATAGCTTTGACCCCGTAAAAAAATACTGGCAATACAAGGGTAAAACAGAAACTCCAGAACAAGCAATAGATAAAGTTAATGATTCCTTAAAAGCTAACACAAGTTTTGATGAGCCAACCCCAATAATAGATGATATTGAAATAATGGAAGCCCCATTTTAAAACAAATAATTATGAAAAAATTAACAAAAATACATTACGAAAAGAACATCCTACCAACGTATTCAGTCGAATGGAAGGAAGTTCTTAAGGATGACGAAACAAACAAAAAGTTTATAGAAATAGCTAATGAATCAGTAGTAAATGACCTTAAGATTAAAATAAAATTACTGAAATTAATGCCAACTCCAGATGAGTATAAAAAGGAAGCATTGAGCTACTTGGAATCAATGTTAAATGAGTATACTATTTAGATTACATTAATAAATGTTAAAAAGCTTGTCAATCAGAAAGTTAAATAATATATTTGAGTAAAATTTAGAGATATGAGCTTAACTAAAAGAAACATAGAGCAATTTAATTCTGGCTACGATGGAATGGATGATGAATACTTCTATCGCAAAGCACAAGAAGCAGAATACAGAGAAATGACAAATGAAATACCGTACTTACAGCGACTTAGGATTGAAGATGGAAAGCTTAAACAAGCTATCGAAGCATCAGCTAGAGCAGCTATTGGAAGTGCTAACAAGGCATCACGGTTACATTAATAGTGAGTTTACAGAGAAAAGAAAGAAAGTAATTGAACATTTAATAAAAGAAAGATGAACTACGATGATTACAAGCTATCTAATCCTTACGATGACGAGGATGTATTTGGAAATACAATTGATAGTGAAGAAGAGGAAAACGAAGCTGCCGATAGAGCAGATGATTATAATGATGAATTAAAACTAGAAGAATGAAAAATATATACAAAGCATTAGCTGATTTTCAGCAAGAAGTTCCGCCAATCCATAAAGGAACTCAAGGATTTGGGTATTCATACGCAGACCTTTCGGCAATATTCAAAGTGATTAACCCATTAATGAAAAAGCATAAGCTAGGGTTTACCCAATTACTAAACGGAGAGGATTTAAAGACCGTTATATTCCACGTTACAAGCGGAGAATCTATTGAGTCTACTGTTCATATTCAGCAAGACGTACAGTTAGCTAAAATGAATACGTTTCAAGTACTAGGAAGTGCTATAACATATTACAGAAGGTACTCGCTGTCTGCTGCATTAGGATTAATAACAGATAAGGATATTGACGCTTGCGGAGAGCAGGAAACTAAAACGCCACCTAAGAAAGAAGCGTTAACAGAATCTCACCCACGCTATGAAGGGGCAAAGAAAGCGTTAAGCGAAGGTAAAACTACATTAGAAGTAATTAAACAAACATTCACCGTAAGTAAAGCGGTAGAAAAACTATTAACAAGTAAATAAATAAATAATAAGATGAGTGATTTAAAATTAACAGGAAAGATTAAATTAATCGGAGAAAAGCAAACGTTTGACTCTGGATTTCAAAAGGTAGAATTTGTGATTACCACGAATGATACTTACCCACAAGACGTTAAGTTTGAAGTGCTAAAGGATAAGGTAGATAATTTCCTAAAGTACAATAAGGTTGGTCAGGATGTAGATGTGTCATTTAATATTAATGGCAGTGAGTACAAAGGTAAGTACTATGTGAATCTAATTGCGTGGAAAGTTTTCAAGGCTGATGGTCAAAGTGGAGCAAGTACGCCTAACAAGGAGTTCGAGAAGCAAACGGCAGCGCCAATAGCTGAGGATAATTCACTCCCATTTTAATCTATGATTAACAATTACACAAGCAAAGCAGAGGAGGTTCTAATTGAGCCTTCTTCTGCATTGTCTTTAGCTGTTTAAAATATATTTAAAATTATGAAAGAAGAAATAGAAAGTAAACTATCCCCGCAACAGATGGTGGTAGTAGACTCTTTAAGAGAGCAATTAGGAGATGACACAGTTAATATACTCCTAAAGTTTGGTTATGAAATAGGTAAAGCAGATGGAGTAGAGATGTTCTTTCAGAAGACTAAAGACATTTTAAAGGAAGTATAATGGAACAAATAACAGAAGAAGAAAGAGATTTATTATTTAACACTTGGACTAGTAGAGATAAAGTTTCATTTCTTAATGACATAATTCTTAACTCTAATGAGCCTATTGCAACAGAGAGATTATTGTATGAGGTAGCTCAGAATATATGGGAGAACTGCATAGACAGAAAGTTAGATTTAATGAGTAAAAATGAAATAGTATGATTAGTTCAAATGATTGGTTCGAGGTTATTAATACACCTAAGTCGCTATCTCCATTCGAGCAAGTGCTACTTAAAATTGGAGTCGAGGCGGAAAGAGTAAATGCAAAAAAAGATTACCTAGAACTAAAGGATAGGCTTCTTTTTTACTTTGAAAATCATCACCATATAGATAGAGATAAGCTATTGACTAAAACTAAGACTAGAAAGGCGGAGATTGTAGAAACTAGGCAAATGATAATGCACTGCTTGAGACTTAATACAAACGCTTCATTAAGAATTATAGGCGATTTATTTGATAAAGACCACTCTACATCATCCCACTCGGTTAAGGTTATAAATAATTTATTAGAGATAGACCCCGTATTAAGGATTAAGTATTGTGATATGCTTAAACATTGTGGAATGGAAACTAAAGCTAGCAGATTAGTAAAAAAATACAATAGAAAATGAATTACGAATTAACATTAACGACACACGAAAAGAGGACTGCGGAACTCTTTGGAGATATAGATACCCTAGAACTTCATACCGTTCCTATTGAAACGTTAGAGGCTATGAAGAACCATTACCTTGTATCACTATCATATTTAGGGGAACTCAAAACCACTAGGGGAAATGCTTTAAACGAATCTAAAACAGCCTTAAAAATAATCCTAACCGAAAAGAAAATAGAATATTTAAAGGACTTGACGGGTTCTGATAAGGCTAGAATAGCTACGTTATACGCAGAAAGAGATTGCGAGACAGAAATTAAAGGCATAGCCATATTAGAAAACGAATACAAAGAAGTAAGCAATAGGTATTCTGTATGTGATACTATTATACGCTCTCTTACGCAGACAATAAGCGTAGTTAAGAATGAAATACAATCACAGCAATTTATAAAAGGGAAATAAGATTATGGATTTTATAGGTAAGGATTGGTTAGATTACTATAAAATAAGACACTCTAAGCCATTTTATAACGGCTCTTTAAAGGTGGGTTATCCAATAAACATAAAAGACATAATAAACAGCGACCTAAAACGGGTTATTCCAGAATCATTAGGAATATACCACTTATTTAAAGATGGTGAGTTAGTTTATATAGGTATGAGTAAGTGTATAAAAAAAAGAATATCAGAACATTACGATAATAATGACATTGACTTTAATGAGGTATTATGGTTCTGCGCTGAAATTGCAAATAAAAACATAAAAGATATATTTAGAATAGAGAGGCTAATGATTATAAAGCATAAACCTAAATTTAATACAGCATACCTATAATGATTCCCGCCACAGAAAGAGAATATAACTACTTCAAACGCAACGGACATTGCTTTGATTTAGGCTCATTAGCATACAATGAACTAACAACCGAAGGTAAGATACCAAAGAAAGCTAAAGACCCGTCAAAGGGCTTAGAATACGCTAAGAAACTACTTGTAGAGGGTTATGAAGCAGATAAGAGTTTAGCTAACGAACAAATGACTAAATACTGGCAAGACAGAATAGACAATATAGACGAATTAGTTAATAGCGCAACTAAACTAAAAGGTAGTAGTGTGTTAAGGGATGATGTATTTGTTTATTTCAAGCGATATATAGTTAATGAATATTTTAAAACATTATGAGACACTCAGATAACGACTTATTTAAAATAGGAGCTAGATTAGCCCTACACGGACAAAGCTTCATAGAAGTGTTAGACGAAATAAAAGGAACTAAGCTGTACAATAAGAAGCCTAAGATGCTACTCAATCAGTTAATGAAAGAGTTGGAGAAGGATGTAAGTATAGGTGGTGTGTTTGTAGAAGGTCAGGATGTAATTACTAATTTATCACAAAAGATTGATGAAATAGTTGATAAGGAATTAGATGACACTATATTTGAGTTGAAGAAATAACGTATGGTAATATGAAAATGTACGAGGTACAAAGTATTTTTTATATTACGTGTTACCTACTGGTGCGACTTTAAACGCCTAAACTTAATTAATAGAACTGAACCTTTTTTCTTTTCTTTTTTGAGCGGTGGCAAAATTAATTTGAAAAATTCAAATATATGATTTATAACGAAAATTGCAAGATTACATTAAAAAGACTTAAAGACAAGTCTGTTGATGGTGTAATCACATCACCACCATATAATATCAATACCGAAAGAAGTGATTGTTATTACAATAATGGATATTCTGAAATGGATGGATTAAGTGAAAATGATTATCTTGAAGTAAGAACTGATGAATTTAAAGAACTTTCAAGAGTAATTAAAGATAAAGGTGTTGTTTGCTACAACATATCTTATGCAAAAGAAAATCCAATTTTACCTACATTATTAGTTGCAAAAATCCATAATGAAACAGATTTGACTATTGCAGATATTATTTGTTGGAAGAAACCACACTCTATACCCTTTCAAACATCACCAACTAAATTAAGCAGGATTACCGAGTTGATTTATGTTTTTGTAAAGAAAGAACATTTACACACGTTTAAAACCAACAAGGATGTAAGTAAGGTGAATGAAAAAACAGGTCAGAAGTTTTACAAAAACTATGTTAACTATATAGAAGCTAAAAACAATGATGGATATAAGTGTCAATTAAAAGCGTCTTATTCACAAGATTTGTGTAGCCAATTGATTAAGATATACTTCCCTAAAGGAAGTTTAATCTATGACCCTTTTACTGGCATAGGTACTACTCAATTAAGTTGTATCGAGAATGAATGTAATTACATCGGCAGTGAACTAACATTAGAACATTTTAACATTGCAACTAAAAGGGTGCAAGAAAAAAGAAAAGAAAAAGACAATGAACCACCAACTTTATTTAATGAACTGAATTAAGCACTTGTACGTAACACCAAGCTAAGAAACGTGCGAAGCAATGTTTCCTTAGCAACTGTTAACTAACGTCTTTTTGAGGCACGAAAAAATATGTTTAAATGATTAACAAAAAGAAACTCTGCAAAGACCCTAACAACACAGAAGAGGGTAAGCTGTGTTATTACTTCACTAAATTATACGGTTGTACCTCGTGCAGCGCCAAATACAAACCCAAGACTAAAACCAAGAAGGTAAAACAGAAGATTAAGCAAGTGAGTTCTAAAAGGGCTAGGATGAATCAGGCTTATTCTGTTATGAGAAAGTTGTTTTTAAAGGATAAGACTTGTGAATTTCCTAGTTGTTCCCGCAAACACACAGAGGATAATCAACTAACCATACACCACAAGAGAGGAAGAAACGGAGAAAGATTACTAGATACAACCTATTGGATGGCTGTATGTATGGAACATCATAAATACATAGAAGAACACCGAGAAGAAAGTTTCAAGAAGGGTTGGTTAATAAATAGAAATAAAGAGATATGACATATAGTTTCAGTAGAATAAGTTCGTTTCATAATTGCCCTAGTGGATGGTTTATTTTTATTTATATTTGTATAGTAGAGTTACGGCTACTTTTAAATATTTTTACAAAGCCCTGTCAAGAGTAGAGTCCGTAACCTCGAAATTGATGGGGTTTATTTTTATGCAAGAGTTTACAAAAGAAGAATTAAAAAACGAAGAGTGGAGAGATGTAGTTGGATACGAAGGATTGTATCTGGTTAGTGATTTAGGGAGAGTAAAAAGCAGTTACATTGTTAGTAGGGCTAAAGATGGAATCATTAAAATGGGGAGCGATAAGAATGGGTATTGCAGTTTCGCTTTATGGAAAGACAAATCACAAATTACCAAGAATGGACATCGTGTAGTCGCTAAAGCATTTTTACCTAATCCAAAAAACAAACCGTGCGTGAATCATATAGATGGTGATAAAAGGAATAATCGAACAACCAACCTAGAATGGGTTACATATAAAGAAAATTCCCGACACGCGATTGAAACTGGTCTGTATAGACACCCTGAAATGAAGAAGGGGTACGACTCGCCACACAGTAAAGAGGTGTATCAGCTTACGGTAGAGGGTGTTTTTATAAAAGCGTTTGGTTCATCTATCGAGGCGGCTATAAGTTTATTTGGAGATATTAATAGAGGCTCTATTATACGCAAATGCTGTAGAGATAAATCAAGTTCTTATAAGGGTTTTCTATGGAGATACCCTAAAGACGTTAATAAAGATGCGATTTCAAAACATAAAAGAATAATACAACAGTTTTCTTTAGAGGGGATTCTTATTAAAGAGTATACTGGTACTAGTGCAGCCCAAAAAGCCACTGGAGTCTTGGCTACTGGTATAGGGAACAATGCAAACGGGAGGACAAATACCGCTGGGGGGTTTGTCTGGAAATATAAATATGATTACAATTCAATATGAAAGAAACAATATATTCTTGGAGTAGGGTTAACTATACTTGTTTAGCCGCTTGGTATCAAAATTATGTACTAGAAAAGAAGGGTGAGGACAACATCTGGAATGTCGGAGGTTTATTCGAGCATAACCTAATGGAACACGCAGCTAAAGGCGCAATGACACAAGAGGATTGCCTAGAAGCTGTTAAGAATACTTGGTACGATGCTGTTGATGGATTAGACAACCCATTTGGGTACTACGGTAAAGAAGGTAATTACATTGAAGCCGCTGAACATTACTACAACAAAACACTTCCGTTCTTCACTAAGGAGAATACTAATTGGTTATTAGGTAAAACAGTTTCAGTAGAAGAGCATTTAGAATTTACCCTTCCTTCGGGCAAAAAATTTCAAGGCTTTGTAGATAGAGTAAGTGTTGATAGTGATGGAAAGAGCAACCTAGCCATCAGAGATTATAAAATAAGCAAACGCTTTACAAGAAAAAACGTAAAAGAAAAGGCTAGACAGCTATACATTTACGCTTATGGCTATCATCAGAAACACGGAGTATATCCAGAGCAATTAGTTTTTGAGTTCTTTCAATTTTGGGACAAACCAAAGGTTATTAAGTTCAAGAAAACTGATATGGATGAGGCTATTGAGTTTGCTGAAAGTAGAATAAGAGAGATTGAAGGTAGATTAAAGGTAGAGAGAATGGGTATGAAGGGAATGTTTAACCCTGACTATAAAGAACTATTAGATGATAACGGAGAGCGTAATATGTTCTGTAAGTCTGTCTGTGGGTATCGTAATGGCTGTCCTTTCATAGACGGAAACCACCTCAAAATGTTTAAAACAAAAGAGTTACAAGATATAGAAATAAAAAAATAGAGTATATTCGTAAAAACTAAAATCAAATGTTATGAGTAAGTGGTTTAAATATGACACTAAAATAGATGGACTTTTAGGTTCTGGTAGGTCTGATTGGAGTCAAATGGCAAGAGAAATACTAGGAGATGTTGAGTATAGTAAAGTAGATGCTCTAAGGAAGTATATTAAGAGGAGGAGTAAGAAAGAAACTGAAGTAACCAACACCTCAACAACTAAATCAAATGAATATTCAACACCGTTTCAACTGTCCGCTTGGGATGAGGATGGTACTATAATGGATATTGATAAATATTGTGAACATCACGGCTTACCAAGAGAAGATATTACTTCTTATAAGCTGATTACGCATAGTAAAAATCCTTTCTATAATACTGTATTTAAGGAGGTCAAGACTAATGTTATTGATGTTGATTTAGCTAGACAGGAATTAATAGATGATTTAAAGCAATATTCTCCAACGTTTAAGACTTATTATAGGTCTAAGCCAGAAGACGGTCATTTACTTATCGTTAATCCGTCTGATTGCCATATTAATAAATTAGCATTAGACTCTGAGACGGGAGACCCTTATGATATAGATATTGCAGTAAGGAGGATAACAGAAGGAGTTGAGGGAATATTAAATAAGGCTCAAGGATTCGAGATAGACAAGATACTATTCGTTATTGGTAATGACATTTTGCACACCGACACTGTTGGTAATACCACTACAAGTGGAACTCCGCAAGACACGGTTACTACTTGGTCTGAGGCATTTAAGATAGCTAGAAGAGTATATGTAGAGACTTTGGAGACTTTATTGGCTGTTGCTGATGTTCATGTAGTTCAAATTCAGAGCAACCATGATGTAATGAGCGGATATATGTTAGCTGATTCGTTATATTCTTGGTTTCATAACAGTAAAAACGTTACTTGGGATATAGGAGCGAAACACAGAAAGTATTGGGCTTATGGTAATTCTCTTATAGGCTTAAGTCACGGAGATGGAATGAAGATGGATAATTTACCACTAGTAATGGCTAATGAAGCAAAACAAGAGTGGGCTAACTCAGACTACAGATACTTTATATTAGGACACCTTCATCACTTTAAAAGCATAAAATTTCAAGACGGAAAAGACTTTCATGGGGTAGTAGTAGAATACATGAGAAGCCCTAGTGGAGCAGATAATTGGCACCATAAGGCTGGTTTTCAGCACGCTAAAAAAGCGATAGAAGGATTTATTCACAGCAAAGAAAATGGAAGGGTTGCTAAATTAATACACGCATTTAAGTAGGTATGAAGGAAGAATGGAGAGACATAGTTGGATACGAAGGATTATATCAGGTATCTAACTTAGGGAGAGTTAAATCATTTAGAAGGGTTAAGCCTTTTATATTAGGCATACGACTAAGATGCGGATATAATAGAGTAGCGTTATATAAAGATGGTGGTGTTAAAAATATTACCGTCCATAGATTAGTTGCTCAAGCGTTCATAAATAATAAGTACAATAAGCCATTAATTAATCATAAAAATGGTGTTAAACTTGATAATAGAGTTAAAAACCTTGAGTGGTGTACACATAAAGAAAATACAATTCATAGCTTTGAAAACGGACTCCAAGAAAGGAAAGTCTCTAATCAAGATGCTATATACATTAGGGAGAATAAAGGTGGATTATATCAATGGCAATTAGCTGAAAGGTTTAATGTATGTCAGCAAATGATTAGTATGATACAGTCTGGTAAAAGAAGGTAACATCCCTTTTAAATATTTTTAACAGAAAGAGCCTTTGCTATGTAGAGGCTCTTTTTATATTTGTGCTATGAAAGAATTTAATATTGAAGATGCTCTTTGCCCAGAAAGGGATAAGTTAATCATTGAAGGGGAAATTATTACCGCTAAAATAGTGGATGCAGAGTTAGACGTTATAGATTGTACGTTTCATAATGACGGTTGCGTACAAGTAGAAACTAAAGACTATGCTTATTTAACTCTAACAAGAGGAAACTTAGAAATGCTTTTATGGTTGGTTGATGAAGCAGAATTAGAAATTATTTAAAAACAATAAATTATGAATATCAACACGATAGCCTTTTGATATTGCAGGGTACTAAAAATGATATACATTATTACACTAAAATAAAAAGACAATGAAGAAATACACAGCAGAAGTAGCAACGGGAATACTAATGATTATTATGTTTGCAATTATATTTTTAGGATTATGAAAGAAAAATTTATTATAGCAAATATTGCCTAATGGAGTAATACCGCACTCTAAGTATAGACCTGATAATAAATAACCCCCCTTTTATATTGCGGAAATTAAATACAGAAAAGAACATAATATTAAAACAGATGAGTAAAGACCCAAACGTAGAAAGCGTAATAGAGCTTATTAAAGCTCGTTCTGAGAAAGGATTAAAGGAATACGGTACTGACACCACCAGAAAAGATTATAACGCCTTAGATTGGCTTAATGAAGCTCAAGCAGAGGCATTAGACTTAGCCATTTACTTAGAGGTAATAAAGAAAGACTATGTTAAGTTTAAGGAGTTGATTAAGTCTACGCCTAATGATAAGATTTTGGGCGGTAAGATAAGGAAGATATATGGGTGATTAACTATTCTCTATTACCATTGTAAATTCGGAAGGAAGAATTTCATTAAGCTTTTTCATTGTAGCCTTAGATGATGTTATGTCTCTTTCTCCGTCACCATTAATATCTAAATGCTCTTTACCGCAAAGAATACAACCTAATGTGTGTCTATTGTAGTTTCCGCTATGAAGAAGAATATAAGAGCGATTAGGTACATCTAAAACGTGAAAATGTCTTTTGTATTTATCAGACCAACGCTTAACTACCTTATACTCTCCCACTGGAATACAGCTTATCCTCTTAGCGTTCTCCTTCCAAGGTAACTCTAACGTACTAAATGTATATTGAACCCCGTTATTCTCGTTAAAAACGATTGCATAGCCTAGTGTTTGGTTTTCTTCGTGGCTAAATCTTTTAATTAGTAGTTTCATTTCTTTTTAGTATGAGTATATCCTTTTTTCTTTAAAGATAAATGTTGTGCCATTGTCTTAGCTACTTTCTTTACGCCTGTTTTGCTATACATATTGTGCATCTTAAATGTTTTTGCCATCTTTTTTATTTTTTAGATTTTGCTCCAGAACACTTCCACCTCTTGCGTGATAAGTTGTTTGGCGTGTTTGGGTCGTTTTGTTTTTTCTTAGATAATTTTTTCTTTATACCTAAACTTCTTGCACAATAACTATCTCCTTTAGGTGTACCTACCTTTACTCTAGAACCACCCTTCTTAGCTTTACCTGCCTGACCATAACTTACTTTCTTTCCAGTGGAGGTAATTTTAACTTTTGCTTTTCCCTTTCTTGGTGTAGCCATTACTTTTTCTTTATGGTTTTAATTTTACCGTTAGTAGTTCTCGCATATTTGTGAGTTTTGGTTTCTCTTATAAGAGTCCCGCTATAATTCTTACCACCGTATTTCCAGCTAACCTTCTTTGCCATAATTATATTTATTATCTTTTATAACGAACCTTTGTTTTTACCTTTCTCTTAGACATAGCAGATTTCTTCGCTGCTTTAGATGTGGAATTACAAGATGTAGAGCCTCCAGCTCCCGTTTTCTTTCTTATTTTCATATCACAAATTTAATATATTAATTAATAATTCTTTTTTCCATTCAGAAGGCAATGACTTATCCGCAAATTTAAAGCCGTTCTTCTTGCTCCAAATAGCGTATGTAGTCTTACTACCTTTTATTATTTTCTTTTGGCTATCCCCGAATATAAATCGTATATCTAAATCAGGGTTCTGTTTCTTTACAGCGAGCATCTTCCTGCGGTCACTAGAATCTAAAAAACCTTTTACCTCGATTATCATAGTAGTACCATCTTTCTTCTCTAAAATAAAGTCAGGACAATACTTATGGTCTATAACGTAACTTATCTTTTCGGTTTCATACCCAAAGTCTACACTCCTTGCTTTAAGGTTCTTTGCAAACTCACGCTCTAAATTAGAACGGTAAGGGTCTTTATTACTTCGTTTTCCTTTTCCACCTTTACTTCTTCTGCCTCTTGCCATTAGGTAAAGATACTATTTTTATGCATGAAACTCTTCTTGCTTTAGGTTTTCTTTAGCCCAAGCATTAAATGTTTTATTGTCTCCAATTATTTCAACGTTAGCATCTGATGTTGATTGCTTTCCCTCATAGCCTTCTAAAGTGCTATTGTCGTTTAAAATAATAGTTCTGCCGCTTGTCCAGACGTTATCGG